GGTTTTATTCCCATTATTGTAATGTCAAAATCTCCATAGCCTTCATCGACTAACATTGTATGTTCTTCGATGTCTTTGACACTTTTGTATAAAAAATAACCGCGACCCGGAATTTCTAATTCAGTTTTGTCGCTAATTGGTTTCGTTTTATCACGATTTACCAGAGGTTTATATAATGCTTTTGGATATTCTCTTTTCATTTTTACTCCTTTTACCTACAACAAATTTACGGCTTTCGCCCATTACCTTATAATCTTCCATGATAGACTCACACAAGCCTTCCATGCCTTCATAATCGTCAAATACCATAGTAACACCGGGAATATTTAACTCCCGTATACCATCTCTACCGAACTCTCTCGTTGGCCCATCACATATCACAAGATCCGGTGATATGCCTTCTGGACGTTTATACCATTTATAGTCGTCATATTGAATAATCGGACTATAAATGACATTAACGTTTTTCAGATTACATTTTTCAGCCTGCAGCATAATATGGCTGGCCCATATAGGGTCATGTTCCAAACTATACACCTTAGCTTTTGGATTAGATTTAGCCATTATTAACGTGCTCAACCCGGAACCAAGTTCTAAGATTACTTTGGCTTCTTTGGCCAATAACATGCACACATACAACATTTCTGGTGTACATGAATACATAGAATTGCCCCATTGTTTTGTTAAATCATGGATATTTTCGATTAATTCTACATTTCCTAGTTCAAAACCATTCCTATGTCGCAAATAAGATATATATGAACCTTCCCACATACCCGAACCATAGTGAGCGAAACGGAAAGTTGGATCCAGATAAACGGAACCACCCATATCTCGCCATTTACGGCAAAACTCGTAGTCTCCACCATATCGAACATCATTTATGAATGTTCTCTCGAATATTAATGGTAAATTCATGCGATTATACTCATTTTTGAGTGGGAAGTTTGGAACCTTATCGTATAACTTTTCTAAAACGTGTCTCTTAATCGACAAAAATCCAGTTGGAACACCTCTGACCTCCATAAGTCCGTCAGTACGTGTTTTACCACCCGGTAATTCTAATACCGGAAATTCTTCATTATCATGTTTTAACGGATAAGTACCACCAACTACATCAACATCGTGGTTAATTAATGTTAATAAATCTTCGGCGTTAAAACTTAAATCAGCATCTATGAATATAAGACGCTCACATTCCGTTTCTAAAAAATCTCGCACCAATCTATTTCTGCTATCATCTACATGACAGTTCTCAGATAATATTTCGATGCGTATTTTTATGTTTTTTTCAAGTAAAAATTGCTGAGCCTTCAGAATTGAGAAAACGAACTCACTCTTCATATCTCCATAACACGGAACAGCAATAAAAGCTGTGGCTCGGTTAGAACCACAGCTCATTACTTTTGCCATTTTAGGCAGAACCTTTGATAGCTTTCAAAGTTACTAAGTCTGCACGAAGTCTATTAGCAAGCACTATAAGAGCTGCTACATCAACTGCGAGAGCAGTAGTGGTTACTGTCGTAGTGACAGTACCAGTTACCGCTGCTTGAGCAGAACTAGAAAGTTTGTCCATTCCATCGCCGATTACATTGTATGTTGCACTGTTAGCCATGATGTTATTCCTTTGTTAAATAAAAAAATTGTTTTTGTTTTATTGGGTAGACTCGAAAGCCTACCCAACATTCTCAGATAATTGCTTAACTAAACTTATACACCGTATACACGTGTAGCAAATTCAGGAGTAACAGTTATGATACCCCATAAGATATCCAAACGAGTAAGCATATCTGCTCCGATGATGTCGAAATCAGACATGATGCTCATGGACAAATTATCTTCGCTATTACGTGCTGCGAAATCTAAGCCTTTAGGAAGTGCCATGTCTACAGAACCGAAGGCGAAAGCCTGCTTCTGATAGAACAAGTTTTGTGGATATGCAGTAGATGCACTACCAACTGTACTAATAACAGCGTCATTTGCTGGTGATCCGCTTACAGTCTTCTGGTTACCCGTAATAACAATACTAGGAGTAATGGGAAGAGAAGTAGTGGTTGCACCTGAACCAATGACGAAACGCTGCAATTGGCCAGTGGACTGCTGTGTAACAGGATTCAACGCATAAACACCAGCGAGTGTGACTACGTCACCTTCTGCTGGAGCAGCTGAATATCCATCAACAGTAAGTGTGGCACCAGTCTGACTTGCTCCATCAACAGCGCCAGTTGCATCAGCACCAGTTGTATGAGAAACAACATTGGCGGTTGCGCCAAAATCGAAACCATACATAGTACCCATGCTACCAGTTTTGTACTGACGAGCAACTTCCTTAGAAGGATTGAAAATACTAGCGTTTTGAGAAATAAGATCAGCCTGTCCTTTAGGACTTACAACTGCGTATCTGCCATCTTCAGGAGCAGAAAACTCAGTCAGCATTCGCTGAGCTTCAAGTACATCATCTCTATCAAGATTAGTGACAGGAAGCGTAATTGCATTGTACACCTGTTTGTATACGGTGTTCATTGCGGCACGTTCCACGCCAGAAGCAAGAATAGAAATAGCAGGCTTAATGTAAAGCTCGGAGAATCTGGTGATGTCCAATGTGAGATCCTTTTGAGAGAACTTCATATCGATACCATTCCAGTTAGTTCTAGGAAGAGTTACATAATCTTCAGTTGTGTTTTGCGTATCCATTGTTTTTCCGGTACGCATCGTATATTTCATAGGTCTACGAATCCTAATTGAGTCGCCAGCGCCAGCTCCCATTGCTTCATAAGTGTCATCATAGCTACGTTCCATCGAAGTGATGAAAGGGCAACTGTTCTTGAAAACTCTCTTTGCTTCTTTGAGAATGACATCAGCGGTTAAAATTGTGTTAGCCATTTTAATTGACTCCTTATTTTAAACCATGTATGTATATGTATACATACAATGTTATTAAATAAAAATTTCAGTTAATCTGGTATCAGAAGCGCACTAAGGCGAGATATGTTATAAAAATCTTCAACCAATTGACAAATAAAAACTTATTTACCAAATTCTTGTCTATTCATTTTAGCCTCATAATCTGCGTATGACATTTTACTCAGATCACTCACTGGCGCACTGCTACCGTTCACTGGACTCACAGGGGTCGGGGCAGTAGTGATTTTTTTTGTAGTCTGTGATAGTTTTGCGTTTATTACACCCAGCTCCATTGCTGCACTCATAGGTGATAATTTGGCGATCTTCTCGATTTCTTTCGTGTGATTCGCAAGATAATTAACGAGATGAACTCCGTTTGGAGATGTTGTAATGGCCTGTGCTAATAATGCGGCATTTTGTGGAGATGTCAATTGTCTCAGTGTAGTACCGAAACGAATTTCATTCTGCTCAAAATTGGGATTCCTTTCGATTTCTTGGGTGCGTTTGAAATCCCACATTGCCATAGTATCAGACAATTCTTTTGCTTGTTGTTGTTGTACTTGCTGTTCCTTAAGTTGTTTAGCAATTTCAATAGAAGCCTTTTTATGATAAAATTTTTGTAAATCTTTCTTATATGAATCGTCATCGTTGTAATTATCGATGTTTGGTTCCTCAAGTGCTTCTTCTTCCTGTTGCACCTGTTGTAATTTAGCTTGAGCTTCAGCAAGCTGTCTCTGAGCTTCTCTAGCTTCCCACGTCTGACGTTTGAGTTCAGCGAGACGTTCATCAATCGTTTTCTTGGGTTTGGGAGACTCAGAAGCATTATCAGAAGTATTATCAGAAGTATTATCAGAATTATTATCAGAAGCAGTTACGTCTTCATTAACATCCTCTGTATTTTCTGTATCTACAACACCCTGACCATCTTCAACAACGGTCTGTTCTGTTGTAGCTTCTTTTGTATCAACGTTTTCTGTAATTTCTTGTGTTTCCACTGTTTGTTCACTCATTACTATTCACTCCTTTATTGTAATAATATGTCTTTTTGATTATTGAACTGAATATTTTCTTCTCCATTGTTAGATTCTTTCTCATAATCGTTAAAAATCTTATACCACGCCTGTGCCCGTTTAGTCGCGTCAGCCTCACGTTTTGCCATGGCGTTAATTTCCGCTACAGCAATTTTACCCTGATTCTTAATATTTTCTACCTCTATATCATTGGCCCTATCGGCATCGTTGTTCTGAAGTTCTAACATAGCACGTTCAAGCTGCTTTGAGAGCTGCATAATAGCCATTTTGTCCTGTTGTAACTGCTGCATGGCCTGTTGTAATTTGTTCCTGAGCTTTGCTTCTCCACCCTCTTCTGCCAGTATCTGTGGAGGAATGGTCTTTTTCAGACGTTCGGCAATTTCTTGACTTCCGGGTGCATCTATATTCTTTACAAGTAAGTCATAAATTAGAGGAGTAATCTGTGGTGCAACTCTGACTAATTCCATCATAAAATCAAGTGATTCCTGACGTTTGGTCAATACATCAGAACCCATCGTGGTAACTACATCGTAATCATCATCACCGAGTTCCACTAGATCACCATCATTATCACGTTGATGAAGATTAATAGTCTTCTCCTCAAGTTCCATACCAAGTATTTTTAGCGAACGTGGTGTATCATATACACTTGGAAGCCATTCATTTACTATCCTACCTACATGAGCTATACATATTCTCGCATTGTCAGTATAATGCAGATTTACTATGTCAGTACCCATTTTTAGCTCTTTTATAGCTATTCCAGACCTTTGCGGGGCCATCATACCAAGTGCTGGAGCTGATATTCCTGATATAGCTCGCATGTCATCTACATAACCGGCTTTAGCCTGTATCAATGCTCCGTCTATCTGCATAGGAGCAATCTGCTGTGGAGGCGGTACAGGGTGCCCTGCATTTGATGTTGGTTTGTATGATAGAACTGTTTGTGAACTGTCGTTAGCGTTACCCCATTCACTCTCGTGTGTTTCTATTTGTCCTTCAGCTATGATAAAGCGTATTTTAGGAGAATATGTAAGACGTTCAGCTTCAGTAGATGCTGCATAATTATACATTTTTGCTACATCTTTTAAATCTCTGACGATTCCCTTAATATTCAGCTGGCCATTGACGCGGGTTTCATAACCAATCATGGGAACAATAGGTATGTATTTACCTAATACGGGTTTACGTTCCAAAATCTCAAGGTGTGTCATTTTATAATACATGATATATGGTTCAGACACTTCTCTTTTCATGGATTCTGGATGTTTTAGAAGTTGTTCAACTTCGTATCTAGATTCGTTTGGAAGTTTACCTAACTCGTCCAAGTAACCTTTCTGGCCGTCAGGTAGTTGAAATAGTGTACGTTTCTTAATCCATGTACAGTAGAACTCGACAATCGTTACATCATCGGATGATAGCCATTTGCTTTCAGAATCATTTCCCCAATGTCCCGGACTTGCATCAGGATACATAACCCCGAAGGAATCTTTTGATACTGTTGATAATATAAACCCGTATTTAGCGTCAGAATAGTCGGGCATCTTACGATGACGTGACATATATACATCAAAAGGTTCAGGTACAAGTTCAATTTTTATTTCTTGATCAAATGATTTATCCGATACATATTGCGTTAAAACGCGGACGAACCCACGTCCCACATCAATTGCTGAATCGAAAGCAGCTTGATATGCATCAGTTGACTGTGAGTCATACTGTAATGCACGAATGAGACCTTGCCTATTTTCGGCTATTTTAATTCTTTGTTTTTCTATTTCTGGGTTTTCTGCAGATCGAGGATATGTTTTAATGCTAGGTTTGCTCTGTCGCATTCCATTTTTTAGGAAATTTGTAAACTGATTAATTCTCGGAACATTGAGAGCGGGTCTATCAGTTAGTTTTCTTTCGTTATAAAAACCGGTAGAATATACTTCTCCATTAATAAAACGAGCATCATCCTTCATCTGTTCTCGTGCATTGCTCTCAAATGATTCAATGTCAAGCCAGAGTTTGTATGCGTCGTTTATGAGATCTACATCTGAAATAGATTCATCGTATATACGGGTACCGTCCACACAATTAATATATGTCATTTTTTATGACAAAATTAAATTATTTCATCCAACTATCTTTACCATAGGATCTTCGACGCGGTCTCGATAATATATTTTTATTTTTAACAGGATTTTTAAAAGAAAAATCTACGAGTCCAGCATACGCGATGCGCAATGCATCAGATGGGTCTTTAAACTTCTCCATTTCTTTTTCCCGGCTACCACCAGATGGATCCTGTTCAAGTCTGTGATTTTTTAATGAATATATCAGATTTTTACATGACGGATCAACGGAAAATGTTGGTTCATTATATTGTGAAATAGGAGAAAACTCATTATATAACATATCTCCCTGTATCACACCGCGTTGTGCGTCTATATGTTTAATAAATGGGCATTCCAGCTGTAAACCGCCATTTTCTGGTTTAGCAAACACCTCAATCATACCTAATGTATCTGTTGATTTGTTCTCACCACCAGCACCTCTGGCAAATCTCGTATCAATATATCGATGTAATACCTTGATACCATAATCAGAACCATCCTTGGCATATATCTCACGTGCCATATCTGATGGCGCTCCGGGATATAATAGTTTTTTGCGATACTCATGATAATATCCACCCATATCTTCGAATGTAGGCCATTCAGCATATACATGTTTGTAAAAATCATCAGGCCATTCCATTCTGTCATTTTTAGGAATGATAGCTAACCAAACGATGAAATTATAATATTTGGAATGAGGATCCATGCCGGAGATGACATTACCTGTATCAGCAATAATTTTACGGTCAAATGTTCTGACATGTATCTTCTCGTCGAATTTTGGCCAAACCTTACCGCCGAGACCAACTGGCATACCTAACCATTTTTGTTTATATAATATGATGTCACGCTCTTTATCCTGAGATATCTCCTTTTTCGACGCTTCTGGTAACCACGGATTATCAGAGAAATTCACCCGTTTAACAATGGCATTATCAGGAGGAGTATTTTTTACGAAAAAAACGTATATAAAATCATCTTCAAACATTGGGTTAAATGTTATCCATATTTCTGAATCATCCGCTCTCATTGTAGGGGTGAGTATATCAAACGATTCTTTCGTTAATGAATGACCTTCCTCGATCCATGCAATTGATATATCTTCCATCGATTTAATGCGATCCACGTTCCTGAATAGACCTTCGAAAATAAATTCACTACCGTTGTTGCATTTAATGGAGCGTTCATTGATATAAAAAAACTCAGATAAACCAAGAGATTCTATTTTATCACATAACAATTTATGTACAGATTGCTTAATACTGGATTGTATCTCACGTGTGCAGAGTATTCTTCTTTTACGTTCAAGTGCTTTTACTATCAACGCAGCTGCATATGAATGAGATTTAGCAGATGAACGCCCACCATATGCAACTTTATACCTAGCAGGGGTAAAAAGAAATTGCATGCATTCGGGAAATGACGGTCTAACTATCATATGACTCGATAATGTTTTTTATTTTTTCCACATCATATTTAACGTCCTCAATATTATGAGAAATTAACATCATGGCAATTTTAAGCTCATCCATGGTACCGCGCATATCAACTATACATTGTTTTATTTCTTTACTAGTATATTTTTGTTTTCTGTCCATATTACCCGTTCGGTTTTTTAAAGTTAATCTCTATTTTATCTGGAAAACGATGTGTGTTATCTGTCTCTGTTTTGTCAGACATGTCAGTTGTGTTTTTAGCCAAAAAAATAGCATATTGGTTAGAATAACGGCCTAAAAGAGCATTTTTGTTTAAAAAGTCTTTATATAAATCCTTACTTTTCATGTATGCAGACCTAAATTCTGGAAAACGAATAGTCCCGTCCTTGTTTTTCATGTTTGCCCAATCACGTATCTGATCATTAAAAACGCCGATTGTTTTTCCCCATCCTACCAATGTTGGCGGAGGGTTAACCTCAGTAACAGTCCTAGTTTTTTTACCTTCTTTAATTGTATGAGTTGTAGTTAACTCCGCATCAGCAAAATACGATAATAGAGATTCTGCGTATTCTGGTTTATACGTCGTCGGACGGCCCACTGGGTTTTTCTTCACTATCTTCTCTTTTTTCTTCTTCACCGTCTTTTTCACTGTCTTCTTCACTGTCTTCTTCGATATTTTTTCCTTCATATGTACCATTCTCCACATTAACTAAATCACGATAAAATTTATCTATCCATTTTGTCATCTCAAAATTAAAATAATTTTCTAGGTCTTCATCGGTTAGACCAATCCCCATACCAACTGTAACAACAGATTTACTCTTCATCTCAATCAGTTTTTTTGTAGTTTTATTCATGTATATTCACCCCCCATTAATAATATAGGTCATTTTATTTAATGCGAGTGATGGTAGGTACGTATACCCACCACCAGTCGCCACTCGTTGTTGTCGTTTACGAGGTTTTTTCATTTACTGTCATGAGACGAACCGTGCGTCCGGTATCATCATCCAACACATTCCCAACTTCCTTGAGAAGTCCCATTTCTAGCAGTTCAGTAGCGCGAGGACGCACATAATTGGGATCTTCTTGACCAAGATATTTCATAACCTGCCTGTCTGACAGCGGAGAATTACTCTTCTTATAAACGGAAAATACTAGTTGTCTCCTACTTAATCCGTCCAACTTCGCTAACGATTCTCTACTATTAGGATGGTTATTTCTCGGTTTTTCATCCTTGTTAGAATTAAATAATTCTCCGATAGTTGATTTTATTTTTTTCATTTTTTCCTCCAAATAAATAATTTCTGCGTTTTTTACAACTTTGATGAACGCTGATAATCCTAATTGTGTATACACAGCCTCTGTAACTATCCACATGTTATTGAACGTCCCATATGCAGCCATATGAGCTAATAACGCTATATGAGGGTCAGTCTGCAATGCGTCGGCTGAACAAGTAGCTGCGCAGCTTCTATTGCTCTCTGATGGGTTATGTATACATTCACGAACTGACATGACAGCTAACTCTGCCACGGGTTTATCAGCGGCCCGTTTCAATAACATCTCTGCAGCATACACTCCATAACGCAATGCAGTTCTATAATTCATGCGCTGAGTGATGTTATAGTTTTTTTGATGGTGTTTTGTGTGTTTCATGTATATAGTTTATACAAAGTCAAAAATGGTTTTGCGTTTTGATGAAAAACTACATTGAAATCTAAACACTACACATCCATATTAGCTCTAAATTGTATAATTCTTGCAGTTGCGCGTTTTGATGCCTGTCTGACGGCCTCATCGTATGTACATAATTTTTTTGCTGTATTCTTGGCACCGTATATTCTTACGTTTTTAAATATTTCTAAGTCTTTTTTATGCTGTTCAGATAAATCTGAGTTCTCATATTCGCCGATGATCATATCCAGTTCCTCTGAACGAGGATCTTTTTCGTCTTCATCATATGTAATCGCTTCATAACAGTCTTCAGCGTCAATCGGAACATACGTTATTCTAACTCCGCTCTCTTTCAGTGTTTTTTTATCCACTCGATGTTTTTTAACTACCGGGACATGTACTATAGAGTCGTGATAGTTACTGTAGTCTTGTAATGAACCTCTTATCACCCAGACCGCATATATATAATATTTGCAATTTTTTTTCGGATCATATCTCATAGCGGATTTTTTGAGTCCTTCGTATACAAACGAAGCGATGCTCTCGATTGACTGATTATAGTTATACTGACTGTATATTATGGGTATGAGACGAGCGTTCAGTTCAAAAAGCTTTTTTAAATTTTTTCTTATATCGCGTTTTTTTGCGGGATTCTGTATATCAGCGACGATTTTATTGTTTTGTTCCTCACCGTCAGGGGGAAATGGATGTTCGTGAATAAATTTAGTGATAGACATACAAACATATAAATATGTTTTTTTGTATGGGTGTATGCAATTAATTTAAAAAATTTGGATTTGTAAAAATATCTTTAACAATTCGATCCTGATTTTCCATAATGAAAATTCGGAATTTGAGTATTTCGAAATATTTTTCAATTTCATGTTGAATATTTGGCCGTTCAAAATTTTTTGATACTGATGAGAAAAAAACATCGATGCATTTCTCATATATAAAATGTTTTAAAATTATTTTTATCATGTATTACTCATATCACTATACTATATAAGTCATACCTTCGGACTCGATTATATCAAACGGATTTCCACATCGATTGCATTCACATATCCACCCCACGGTCATTACTTCACGCATGGGAGGAAGTTCCACATGAAATGTGATATCACACACAGGACATTTTACAGATCTGATACGGTGTTTTCTAACTGGATTTGAAAAATTATTACTAATTTTATAAAAAATCAAGTTAATACATTTCTCATATATAAAATGTTTTAAAATTATTTTTATCATCTCACTCGTTAATAAGATATATCATTTAACAAGTCGATGACAACATTAAATTTGTATATGCTCTGTTTTTTTGTGTTCGATGCACGATACGCTTGTCGGAATATCATGTTCCACTAGAGATGTCGTCATGATTATATACGCCTGATTAGCTCTGCTCTCTGGTACTACGATTGCATCATGAATAGTGAAAAAATCAATTCCGGCATCTATAAGTCTCTGTGACAGTGTACCAAAGACAAAATTTGCTTCTTCACGACGTAGTGCATATGATAAAAATTTGTGTTTCCCGGTATAAACGAGCGGTTTATGAAAAACAGCATTTTTTTTGTCTAAACCCAAAACATAATTTTCTACTTTGAAGTGTATGATAAGTTTAGATAAGATATCAAACTCCATGTTCAACAACGAATGTATGATATAAAAACTCTTTTGATGTTCCCGCACATAAGTTTCATCAAAATCCGGTGAGCCAAAATATGTTATCCAAGGCGGTATTTTCTGAAATAAATACTTTATGAACATAATCTTCATCTCTTTTTTTGTTGTCGTTTTGCCGAACACGAC